GTTGCACTATCTGTTAATTGAAGAACACCAACAGCACTTGTCGTTCCAGTAGCAATCTTTGATCCTGTAATTGCAGCCGATCCAGATATATCAGCATCAACAATGACTCCAGCAGCAATGGATGTAAGACCAGCATTATTAATAGATATATCTCCAGTAACGGCTACTGCTGTAGCTACGTTTGATCCGTTACCAACAATAATTTGAGCAGAAGTTAAGGCAGCTAACTTACTAAATGCAATTGCGGCTCCACTAGCTAAGTTTGCATTTACTAAGCTTCCATCAACCATTGTTGATGTAACTGTATTTGTATCTCCACTTGTAATTACCGTTCCAGTTATATCTGGAAAAGTAATAGTTTTGTCAGACGTTGTTGGATCGGCAACTGTTATTGTTGTCTCATAAGCATCAACAGTAGAACCTTCAAATACAAGGCTTCCAGTATTACCAATTAATATCTGACCTGTAACAGTACCACCTGCAAGTGCTAGTTTTTCTGTCTCTAATTCTTGAAGTGCATCTTGTACGTTAGTTGAACTTAATTGACCATAAGGTGTGAAGGTGATATTGCTTGCAACCTGACCAGCTACGGTCTGCGATAAATCGACCTCATGCCAAGATGAACCAGATGTATTTGTAACTCCTAAAATATAATCAGGAGGAGCTAAAGCAACTACTGGTGCTGGAGCACTTGGCGTTCCAGAAGTAGAAACTACAACATAAACACCATCAGTATTTGAACTAGCTGTAGGTAAGTTAGATCCAACTGTTAGACCTGCTGCGATCCCTGCTGTAGTAGCAGCAACCATTTGAGATGTATTAGCGTTATATGTTCCTCCATAGACAAGACTTCCTTTCGTTAAAGTCGTTATTGCTTGCCAAGCTGTTCCATCCCAAATAAACGCATCTTCTGAAACAGTATCAAAGAGTAGTTGACCACTAAATAAAGCAGTTGGATAACCGCTTTGTGCTATTGATTGAAATATTGTCGTTGATGAATTAGACAGTTTAGAACCGTCTATTGAATCAGTACCAATTCTTGCTGCATCTAAACTTCCACTTGTGATTTTTGAAGCTGCTAAATCAGGTATATCTGACGCTGCAAGTGTTGTTCCTGCCGTAGCTACACCTTTATTATTAATCGTTAATTTTGTAAAAGTACCAGCACTAATTCCACTTGTGGATGTTGTTAAATTTCCACTGCCATCAACGGTTAATCCTCCACCAGATGTAATTTGAACTGCACCTTTCGCTGACGTTGTAGCTATTGGGAGATCACTAGCAACTAAAGCTGTAGCTGCTGTAATTTGCCCAGTATTGTTAAAGGTAATTCCTGAAACAGTTGCACCCGTAACGCTGGTACTAAGTGATAAAGCTCCAGCACCAGTAACAGTTAGACCAGAGCCAACAGAAACACCACCAACAGCAGAAGTAGTAGCTACAGGAAGATCACTAGCTGCTAAAGCTACTGTTCCTGTAATTAAACCTTGGGCGTTATAAGTAATACCTGATCTAGTCGCTGCACTAACTACGTTATTTATTCCGAGATTTCCACTAGCTACATTTAATGAACGATCAAGATTAGACGTATTTAGTTTCGCTGGTGTAATAGTTGCATCAGTTATTTTTGTTCCCGAAATTCCACTAGCGACCTTGGCATCTGTGACGGCTGAATTTGCTATAGCTCCAGTATCACAAGCATTATCAGCGAGTTCTGTAGCCGTTACTGAGTTTGCTGCTAACTGAGTTGAAGTTATAGTTCCTGAAACTAATTTTGATCCTTGGATGCTTCCGGCTAATTGTGCGTTAGAAATCGTTCCAGTTAATGATGATGCTGGATAACTTGTTGCATCTGAGAGATCAAGGGCTGGACTTGTATCACTATCACCAAGATTGAAAGTAACGCCACCAATATTGATTGAAGAATTAACTAACTTGGCATTTGCTATCGAACCAGCTAACTGTGAATTTGTAATCGTTCCTGTTAAAGAAGATGTTGGGTAATTAGTTGCACTTGTAAGATTTAAAGCTGGTGTAGCGTTTGTTCCTCCAAGAGATATTGATACTCCACCTAAAGATATTGATGAATTAGCTAATTTATTATTTGCTATTGACCCTGCTAATTGAGCATTGGTTATTGTGCCTGTTAATGATGAAGTCGGATAATTTGTTGCATCAGTCAGATTTAATGCTGGAGTGGCATCTGTACTTCCTAGTGCAAGAGTTAATCCACCAAGACTGATACTTGAATTAGCGAGTTTTGCATTGGTTACGTTGCCATCAGTAATGCTTGCTGTTACTACTGTGTTTGATCCAAGGCTTGCAAGTGCTGTACCTGGAATACTGCCAGCATCTATTAAAGCAACACCCTTTTCTACCAGTGCTTTGGCAGTGACCTTTTTCGTTTCGCTCGCACTAACGTCTACTAAAGGTATTTCATCAGTAGCCGCTATGTTTGTTTCGGCTAACGATGGTAATTGACTGATCTGTAGGTCTGCCATTTGTTATCTACACTTTCGTCTAGTTTAGAGTGCAATACCTACTAAGTTGCGTCATCTTCTAAGAAAAGTTTATTTCCATCTTCTTGTAATAAGTAATCAGTAGATTCTTGTAGTAAATATCCAGGTGTTGCACCAACCTTTAATTGAAACGGTCCAGACGTAATAAAATCAATGCGTGTCTCTACTATTCCTACATTTGGGACTTGTATTGCACAGTTAGTAACTTGACCTTCACATTCATACCAACAGTTATTAACGGACCCTGCTGCTTCTCTAAACAAAAAGAATCGACCATTAAAATCTGCTCCTTGTTGTAATCTCAGTATTAAGCGAGCTAGATAAGCTGAAAATTCTTGATTAGTGCTGTAGTCAGGATCACTTGAAACGTATCTGTATTCCCACTCACACGTCATTGATCCTTGACCTGAAATTCGACCAGCTTCATATTGCTGACGAAATTCACTACCTAATAAATCAACTTGTACTTGCTCCCTACTTGTCGTGAACTCATAGGTTTTGACTCTTGCTAAAGGTCTGTAAGATGTATTTCTTGCCTTTAATAAAACTTCTTTAGCACTAGAAGGTGCTACCAAAGTTAAAGCATTAGTGCTTCCACCAACTACAGCATGATCAAAAGAATTATATAAACGCATCCCACCTACATCGTCTACATGTACGAACCAACTTCCATCTGGATAATTGTGTCCAGAAACTAATTGTAAATTTGATCCATCTTTTGTAGATATTTCAATTTTATCTCCAGTAATAATGCTTCCAGAAGCAAAATCAACTGAAAATCTTTTACGAGTTATATTGACATCACTGGTATCAAGAGTCGTTGTCAACGCATACTGCAAAGAGGTGCGTTGTAATTCAATAAACCCTTTTTGACCTAAGACAACAGGCATTAGATTGCTACACCTGTAGGTGCTCCATTAGCTTCAAAGCTAATATCAGCTTTTAATATTTCTCCTTGCGAACTACTAATAGCAGCACTGGTAATAACCCCTTCAACAGTTATGTATTTCAGAGTGTTTTGATAATCTTTAAACCCAAGTTTAAAAGTAGCCGTAGCCGAGTCAGCAGCAATACCAGGGACACTGGCAGAAGTTCTTGCTTTAATAATCTTATTTAACAGTGTTGTTGCATCATTAGCACCACTGGCATCGCTGTAATAAGCAATAGAACAATTACCACTAGCACTTCTCATACCAGCGATCAGAGTACGATCTGTATCACCCAAAGAAGTTGTTTCAAGTGTTGCTTGAGTAGCACTGAAAGACCAGCTTTCAACTTTAGCGGCGGCACTACTGCTACCGTCTAAGTAAAGCTCGCCATCTTTACCTGAATAAAATCCCACTGAATGTCACCAAATAATAGTTATATATAATCTATTTTAGGGTGCATCGAGGCAAGCAACAAAAGAACAGGTGACATTACTAATACCTGGGTAGACATTTGTTACTTTTGGAGGCTTTGAATATCTCCATTTTAAGCTTGAACCTGACTCTTTTAAATAGGCGAGAAGGCTTGCATTAGTAACACCTGCTGTTGCGTTACCACCGTCAAAGGTCACATAATCCCAGTCAGCATTTACATTTTCATAATTAGCAAGAATCAATGCAGCGTCAGAGTCAGAAATATTTTTAAACCCAAGAGTCAAAGTTGCATTAACTCTTTTATTTCCATAACGCAAATGCGTTTTAGTTCCATCTAATGACTCAAAGGTATTACTTGGGTATGTTCCTGGCTCGTAACTCCTTGAATTTGGTTTAACAGCAGGAAAGGCAACAGGACTAGACATAATTAATTCCTCTCAATTTTAAAATGAGTGTTTGTGTCCCATCCTTGTAGGACAGTTAATTGATCAGAAGCATTAACAGGAGCATGACTACCTGATACCTCTATTAAACCGTCTTCAGCGTAGGAAAGACTTTCAACTTTATAGATTCTATTTTCTGTCGTTGTGTTTTTAACAGTAAATAATTTTCCTGCATGAGCTTCAATACTTGATGGACTATCGAAATTAATACTTGTAGTTTCTACATTTTCTGTCCCTGGTTTCCATACATAAACAGATTGTGTTCCTGTTAAGTTTTCCATACTGACAACTTTTCCATCAGGAGTAATTGCACCATTTCTAAATCGACTTGTATGAGTAGCTTCTGAAACTAAACGGAAATAATCACCTGGGACTAAACCAACTACATATTGAGGAGCCGTATTAAAAGAAAGACCATGATCAACTTCTTTGCGTGTTTTTAAAGCAAACATGGCAAAATCTAATGCTTGACTTTCTGAGGTACAGAAACCTGAAAGATCAAAGGTTTCTATTGGATCATCACCTGTAGCACTACCACCGTAAGCAGGGAGCAAGCTTACAAGCATTGATAGTGTTTCAGGGAAACCATTTGCTTTTTCTTTCCTGTAAAGCACATTGGCTTTAAAAATTTGTCTTTCTTCTGGAGATAAGAAACTGACTTTTAAATCAGCAATATTGCCATCAGTAAATAAGGCTTTTACATAGTTCTCATCACCGATCTTGGTTAAATTATCATTGAAAATAGGCTTTTTGCCTGTAGCAATATTCACCCCATGATTGATACTGAAATCATCATTGAAAGGCAGTGTTGGAACTAAGCTAAATTTTCCTCCAATGATTGTGAAATCAAGTAAGCAATATCCAGCATGACGATGAAGAAAATCTCTTAAATTAATTTTCTCTGTAATTGTTCCATCCCAAAAATATCTATTTTTCTTGCAGTAATTAGCAGCTATTTTCATATCTTTTAGTTCAACAGAATCAGCACCAACCAAATCACCAGCACCTAAGTTTGAGTCTGTTAATAAGGCATAAGCTATTTCTGGGAATAAATTCGTTGCTGCATCAGAACCACCACTAACTAAATCTTTAACCTTAATACCTTTTTTAAAGTAAGCAGAAAGCTGAGTGAAATTTGTCCACTCTTTTGAGCTATTTAATCTAATACCTGCATAAGATAAATCACTGTATTGAACGGCTTCTGAGAGAGTTGTAATCTCATTTACGAAACAGATTTCATGTTCAGGGCCGTCTTGATGACTACATCTATCACCCTCGTAAGGAGTCCAATCAGCAACTACGTCATAAGGATTTAAATTGTCATTTAAAATAGTTTCTGTCTTTTGTTCTACGTTAATCACAAGACTATCTATACCAGGGAAATCACCTGTAGCTGGTATTTTTAATTTATCGTCAGGGTGATAACCAGTCCCCATGTTATCTGCATCAATAGTCCATCTTGCAGCGACTAAATCATCACCTCCTGTAACTGTTTTTTTCCATACTTCTAAATCAACTTTTAAACCTGAACCACCACCAGATGTACCAGTAGCGTATTGAACTGCAACGCTATATTTCTGGCTTGGAGCTAAAACAGTTTTGTAATCATATTTGTCGATATAAAACTTAGTTGGATCATTATTTGGATGCCCATCACTAGCGTTTTGAGAGGCAACAAATTTACTTGTTACTCCATCATTAATCCAATCGTTGAAGAAGGTAACATTAGGCCAATAACCAGCACCCCTTGGTGTTCCTGTTGTAGCTGTTCCCCAATAACCACTATCTCTGCTTATATCAAACCAAAGACCCCAACCATGACCTGCATAAGCACCAGTAGCAGGATCAGTCCATTCGGTGTAGAAGATAACTCTATTCGCAGCGTAATAATCAGTCATGCTTGGATCTAAGACCCATTCCTGTGAGCTTGGTAT